ATGAAAGTTAATCATTATACGATACTGGCTGTTGTATCAATACTGTTAACGATCGCTGGCCTAAGTTGGCTATTCTATACAATAGTGGACCAGCAACAGCAGATTATTAAGCTAGAACAGCAGCTGCAGCATGAGCAGATGAAGTACAAGATTATTATCAACGATCCGTTAGTCAGGGATGCGATGGAAGCAGGGGGATAAATGATGGATTTTGCAGTGTTGGTAGCCGTGGCACTTTTTGCGACAGTATTTGCAAGTGTAATATTCGGTAAAGAATTGGATGAAAAGGAGAAACAAGCCATTGCCAAAGAAAAAATCGAAAGTAAAAAAGAAAAAGCGCAAGTTGCTAGAAAAAGCCAAGGTAAATGGAACATTAAATAAAAAGGTCCTTGGTAAGACATTGAAGAGTTTGATCATTGATGAAGAACATCAACATGGCTCGCATTTTGATAAATAAAAAAAGCCACTACCTTTTGGGTAAGTGACCTGTGACAAGACTATTTTACCATAAAGGGGTGGCGTTTGTGAGATTTCAATGGCTTAAAAACTACCAAGATTTAGAAGAACAAATACTCTTCATGAAATGGAATCTTAACAAGAGTAGGTTGGAATTAGATCGATGGGTCAACGGTGATTTAGCAAACGTGCGCCTTGAAAAGAATTCAAGATCATCATCGTTGGAAGAAAACATCAGGATTATAGAGAATGAACTAGAGCTGCTTAAAAAAGAAAAAACTGAACTGATGGAATTGATAGATTCATTCAGTGGAGCAGATGTCCAAATTGTAAAATTAAAGTATATTGATGACATGGATGTTTATGATATAGCAGATGCCACTGGTTACAGCGTGTCTTATATAAGAAAGCGGCATACTGAGATTCGAAAGACATTATCATTCGTGGATGAGTATGAGGCACGGCGAGAGGAACGCTTGAAGAAGCAAGAAGAAATGGACTACTATTCAGCAGACCAGGATCAGTTGAGCTTGTTTTGACATTGCCACAAAATGCGACCTCAAAGCCTGTGTATATTTCTTGATTTAAACGGGTTATAGTAATAGCGTAGAAGAAACGGAGAGACGGTTATTGGACTACTCACACTAATCCAAATACCGAAAGGAGGCAATCTCCTTATCGCAAAACTTCTTTGACGGATACGAAAGACAGCACAATTTTTTGAAAGAGGTGAATCTCCTCATTTCGAAATTCGCTAGTGCTGTCTTCTTGTTATTCACTTTTGTCCCTTTGTTCGGTATGATGTTTATATTAGAGATAAGGGGAGTGTTTGAGTGAAATTTTTAGGGCTTGAAGTTGGAAGTTGGGCAGATTGGGTTAGTGGTATTGGTTCTTTATTAGCAGTCGTATTTGTAATAGTTCAGATGAAACGTGATAAAAAAATGATTAGAAATTCAGAATTGAAAGCTACCTTAGAATTAATATCAAATAAAAGAGCAGAAGCTAGAAATTGCACTTTTTATTTTATTGAAGAATTAGCTTATCGAGAAGGCGACCAAAAAAAAGTAATTTTTGAAACCAATAAATTTATTAACGAAATGAGTCAATTCATTTCAGAAATGTTTAAACTTGTTTCTAACTTAGAAGAGAAAAAATTGGTCGCTGAACTATTAATAGCTAATCATAGGATAAATGAGTATCTAATAAAAATTTATGAAATTGAAGATTTTTTTGAAAATAAAAAAGAGATATTGAATCATGTAGGTGAAATAAATAGAAACCTAAGTAGAATAGATAAATTGCTTTTGAATTATCACATCGAAAATTATAAATAATGAATTAATAATACTAAACACCTGATTAAACTCAGGTGTTTTTATTATGCCCAAAAGGAGTGACAGGAATGAAGAAACCACAAGACTACAAAAAGAAATCTGTTAAAGAGAAGCAAGACGACTTTATCAAGATGCTAACTCAGTTGAGAGAAGAGAAGGACATGGATGCTATTGCTGATCTGTTCTGGAAAGTCATCACGGCTTACGGGCTGAAGGCAGATGAACTTGCAGCGCTGAACTATTACATGATGAAGCGATCGCTTGAGGCTCCTGTTAATGCAACGTTTAAAAAAAGAACGTATGAACCTCGATGTTACACAGCTAGGAGTAGATGGGATCTTACAAGTGCAAAGAGCCTTGGTGAATGTATACGTTGAGCAGTTAGCCAAAGAACAATGATACCTGTTGTCAAAACCAAAGCGGATCGAGCTAGGTTTTATGGATCGACTAAGTGGAGAAATATAAGGCAGGCAATACTTGAGAGAGATCACTATGAATGCCAGTGGTGTAAAGCAGAAGGCAGATTGACCACACAGTATGATTCGACACTGGAAGTCGATCACATCAAAGAGCTAGAAACAAATCCAGAGCTTGCGTTTGATCCAGACAACCTAAGAACGTTATGCAAGGACTGTCACAACAAGCGACACGATCGGATGAACTATCGTGGGCAACCAAAGAAAAGAAAGTGGGATGATGAGTGGTGGTGAGTGACTACCTAAGAAAACAGCATCCCAAAAATGGATAGAAAAGTAAATCAAAGTGGGGACCAACATACCCCCGGTCGAATTATTTTGGGGTCAAATCCCAATCTAGGGAACCGGTGGGAGGGGTCAACTGTCCAAATTTATGACTAAATTTTTTTGCTAGGGGGGTGAGAGCCTTTGAAGATGTCAGATTTAAAGAAACAGTTGCTGAGACAGATTGACGTAAACGATCAGATGGAACTTGAAAAAGTTGAGAGATACCTTGATTTAGTTAGGCTTTATCGAAAGATGGATAAAGCTGTTAAGCAATACGGACCAATTGTCGAAGGCTTTAACGGCACTCAAACGTATCTTAAAACTAACCCAGCAATCGCTCAAAAAGTTACGATTTCTCGTGCAATTATTGCTCTTGGTAAAGACCTTAACCTTGATGATTTGAACGGTAAAGTAGTCACTGATAATCAAGATGATTACGATGAGAGTGATCTAACATGATTCATCAAAAACACGTTGATTACTATATCGAGCAATTCAAATCAGGGAAAATAAAGTTTAACAAAGAGCGAGCAAATTTAATTGAGTATTTAGAACGTGATGTTCTTAGTCGGGATGATGTTTACTTCGATGATGTGATGATTGATAAGTGCATTGCTTATGGTGAGAAATGGTATTTCCCAATGCAGCCATTCCAGAAGTTCTTAATCGCTTTTATCTTTTTTTATTTCAAAAAGAATGACCGGAATGTTTACCGTAAGTTCCTTTGGATGTTTGGTCGTGGTGGAGGTAAAAACGGATTGTTATCAGTCGTGCTGAATTTCCTTCAGACTGAAATGCACGGCATCATGGACTACAACGTTTCGATCGTTGCCAATAGTGAGGATCAAGCGAAAACTTCATTCGAAGAGATATACAATACAATCAAACGGAATAAGACGTTACAAAAAGCTTTCGAATATGGGAAGTCAGTGATCACCAGCAAAAAGACTGGAAGTAAAATAAAATTCCGTACAAGTAATGGCGATACAAAAGATGGATTGCGTGATGGAGCAGTAGCTTTTGATGAAATCCATCGATACGAATCGAACAAAGATGTAAAAGTCCATATTAGTGGGCTTGGTAAACGCCCGAACCCGAGGGAGTTTTATATGGGTACTGATGGTTATGTTCGTGAGGGATTCTTGGACAACATGAAAGAAAAAGCGAAAAGAGTGTTGAACGGTTCAGTCCGTTTCAATGCTCTTTTTCCTTTCATTTGCAAACTTGACTCAGAGGAACAGGTCAATGATCCTGACAACTGGGAATTAGCCAATCCTATGTTTCATCAGCCACTATCTGAGTATGCGGACAACCTTTACGAAACTGTTATGGAAGAATACGAGGATTTGGAAGACGATCCAAGTAACCGAGAAGAGTTCATGACTAAACGTATGAATTTACCTGTCACAGACTTGGAACGATCGGTGGCTAGTCGTGAAGAGATTCTGGCAACAAACAGACCATTACCAACAAACCTAATCGGCAAACAAGCCATTGGCGGATTAGACTATGCTAGTCTACGTGATTTCGCCGCTTGTGGGCTTTTGTTTCGTGATGGGGATGATTATGTATTCAAGACCCATTCGTTCGTTAGAAAGCAATTTGTGGACATTTACTACGGGTATTCTCGAAAGGCTTCTGAAACCACAAAAGAAAAGTTTGCACCGATACGGGAATGGGAAGAAAAAGGATTGCTGACGGTCATAGATGGACCCACAATCGATCCTAAAACAGTTGTCGGATGGTTTGTTGAGCAACGTGAAAAATACGGCATAACGAAAATAGTAGCCGATAATTTCCGAATGGATTTATTGCGACCATTGTTTTTGGAGGAAGGATTTGAAATCGAAGTGATTAGAAATCCAACAGCAGCTGATAATTTACTAGCTCCAAGGATTGAAGATGCATTTGCCAATAATCACATTATCTTTGGTGATAATCCATTGATGCATTGGTATACAAACAATGTACTGGTTAAGACTAACGGTGATGGGAATAAATCATACAAGAGGAAGGAAGAGGTTCGGCGTAAGACAGACGGATTCAAGGCTTTTGAATACTGCCTATGGCGTGCTGATGAAATCATTGACTACGACTACGATGATGCCTTTGATATGTTGGATGAAATTGAATTTTAGAAAGTGAGTGGATCATTATGTATAAACCTCAATATCTAAACGTTGAGCGAAAAACAAATAACGTAATGGCTGGTAACACCGTTTATTTCACTAAAGTAACTACAACGCCTTTGGGTTACAAGAAGAAACCGCCTGAACAGGTCAAAAATAAATCAGGCAGGCGATTTGCCGGAAAGTGAAGGTGATCCATATATCTAATCCAATTGAAAGGTGGTGAAAATATGTGAGTTTATTTGATGTTTTTAAGCAGTCCATACGTAATGAAGAACCTTCAGACTGGATTCCAGATCTCGTCTATGGTGATGATGAGTCCGCTCGAGCATATCTGAAAATTATGGCAAAGAATACAGTGCTAGATTTTGTCGCAAGGACAATGTCCACGCTGGAAGTAAAATTCAAAAACAAAGATGGCACAACTGATTGGGAATACATTTTGAATGTTCGACCCAACAATGATATGTCGGCTGCAACATTCTGGGAAAAGTTTTTCTACCGACTCATGGATGACAACGAAGTGCTAGTCATTTTTACTGAAGATAATCAGTTGCTGATTGCGGATGATTTTTCTCGCACGGAATACGCTGTTTATGATGATGTGTTCACTGGCGTAACAGTGAAGAACTATGTATTTCAAAAAAACTTCAATATGTCGGATGTGATCTACATTGAATACAACAATGATAAGCTTGATCGTTTTACAAAAGGCTTGTTCGAGGACTATTCGGAGTTATTTGGGCGAATTATTGAAATTGCAATGCGAAATAATCAAATTCGTGGATCGGTGTCTATCGATTCGACCGGAAGTATTAACGAAGAAAAAGGAAAAGACGGCAAGACACGAAGTCAAAGATTACAAGAGTATATTGACAAGGTCTACAATGCATTCAAAACAAAGTCTGTAGCAATTGTAGCAAAAATCAAAGGATTCGAGTACGAGGAATACACCAACAAACAAGGGGTTTCCAATCAATCACTTGATGAGCTGAACAAAATGAAAACATCGTTGATAGATGATGTAGCCAACGCCATAGGAGTTCCTACGGCGCTTATTTATGGTGAAAAAGCTGACCTTGATTCTAATCTAGATGCTTTTCGTAAACTTTGTATCGCACCACTAATGAAGAAGCTTCAGGATGAACTAATGGCGAAAATCATTACAAAAAAAGAATACAAGAACGGCGAGAGAATCAAAGTATCGAAGGTATTACCTAGAAGTATCGTCGAAGATGCAACTCAGATCGACAAGGTGGTATCAAGCGCAAGCTTCTTCCGGGATGAAGTACGTGAAGAATATGACTATGAACCTTTGCCTAATGGAGAAGGTAAAAAGCTAGTAATGACCAAGAACTATGAAGAAACAGCGAAAGGGGGTGAGAACGAAAATGCCGAAAGTTAAAAAAGTACCGTTTCAATTTACCAACGAAATCCAAAATGGTAAGCACATTCTCACCTTGAGTGGCAATGTCCAAAAGAAATATTGGCGTGACGATGATGTCATTAATGCGAAAGATATCCGAGAATCACTGGATACAGTCACAGATGATATCGTGATCAAACTGAATAGTCCTGGCGGCGATGTGTTTGAAGGGATTGAAATTTACAACTACCTAAAAGATCACCCATCAAATGTCACTGTCGAAGTAACTGGTTTGGCAGCCAGTGCCGCAACCTTTATTATTGCTGGCGCTGACGAAGTGATCATGAATGTTGGCACTTCATTGATGATTCACGAAGCTTCTACCTTTGCTTGGGGTAATAAACAGGATATCCAAAAAACGCTGAAAGCTTTAGAAACTATCGATGATTCAATTTTAGCAATTTATTCAGACAAGACCGGTCAATCAGCTGATCAGTTGCGTGAATGGATGAATGAAGAAAAATGGTTCACGGCAGACGAAGCAGTCGAATTCGGATTTGCTAATTCTGTAAAACGTGCTAAACCTCAAGAAGAACCGCAAGATATTGCATCAATGATTCAAGATGCAGTTGCTGTTGCTATGGCTAATTTAGGCCAACCTGTAACAAATCAAGTTGAGCAAGAACCAAAACCAAAATCATTAATCGCACGATTGCGAAAAGGAGAATAAATTATGTTAAAAATTACAGACAAAACTGCAGATGCGAAGAAAATCTTTAACGCTATTTCTGCAAAAGAAGATGCAACACCTGAACAAGTAAATGATGCTTTAGAGGCCTATGTCACTGCAATCGCAGAAGATGCAGGTTCGCAAGTACGTGCTGAATATGAAGAATTGAAGAACGTCACTGACAACCAAATCCTTCAGTCACGTGGCATTCCAGTTTTAACAGCAGAAGAAACTAAATTCTACAATGAAGTAGAAAAAGCCGGCGGTTTCGACAAGGACATTACATGGCCAGTAACCATTTTCGAACGTGTATTTGAAGATCTTCAAAAGGAACATCCTATTTTACGTCTGGTGAATTTCACACCTACTGTTGGTTTAACTAAAACAATTCGTTCTCGCCGCAAAGGGGTTGCCGTTTTCGGTCCATTGCATAAAGATCTTGAAGGGCAATTAGATGCTGAATTCGGAGTGGAAGAAGCAACACAGATCGCCTTAACTGCTTTCTTCTTAATTTCAAATGATACATTGCACTTAGGCGCTCGATGGATCAATCGTTATGTACGCCTTTGCTTAACAGAAGCTGTTAAAGACGCTTGGGCAACTAAAATTGTTACTGGTACCGGTAAAGACGAACCGATTGGTTTGTTGAAAGATTTAGATGGAGCCGTTGTTGGTGGGGTTTATCCGGATAAAGCCAGCGTTGGTACTTTGACATTCAAAGACGCACCTTCAATGGTTACTGAATTTGCAGCTGTTATGAAAAAAATGGCTTCTTACAAACATTCAATTGGTACTGGTGACACAAATGCTACTGATGAAACACGTGTGGTTGACGGTAAGATTTACTTAATTATCAACCCAGTCAACTACTACGATATTGTTGCACGCCTAACGATCCAAAATGCAAATGGGGTTTTCGTGACGAACATGCCTTTCATTTCCCCAGATCACATTATCCAGTCGGTTGATGTTCCTGTGAACAAACTAATTGTATTTATCGAAAATGGCTATGATGCTACTCAGTCTCAGCCTGAAAAAATTTCTGAATACAAAGAAACCTTTGCGATGAAACGCGCAACCCTTTATGCAATTGACATGTTGGGTAACGGTAAGCCTGTTGATAATTATGCAGCACAAGTCTATGACATTGCTATTCCAACTAGCGGTGGCTCGGGGGAGTAACAACGCCTAACGCTCGTATGGCGACTGTAGACTATTCTAGCCTTACGGTTCCAGAACTAAAGGCGTTGTTAGACGAGCGTGCAATTGATTATGCAAGCAACGCTAAGAAGCAAGATTTGATTGATCTATTGGAGGGATGACGAATGAACGAAAAAGTCTTTATTGATGAATTCAAGGAACGCTTTCGTATTTTTCATTCGTCCGAAGATCTCAGTATTGGCAAACAACTAGAAAGTGGGTTTGCCGATATAAAATCAATCATTGGAGAGTTCGATCCTACAAAGTATGAAAAGGGCAAAGAATTGGTTTATGAGCGTACTCGTTATTTAAGAAACGAGGCGCTCGAATACTTTTATGACAACTTTCAGATGATGATTATGGATGCTTCGATAGATTTAGTAGGTGATCAAGTTGCCGATTAAAACAAAATATGAAAGACCTGAAATTGTAGCCGGTGATTTGAATACGCCGGTTACTTTTTTTGAAGTAAAACCAAATGATGGGCCTGAACCAGGTGAACAAGAAAACAAGGAATTATATTACTGCACTTGCTTAGTCTACAATCCTTCTTCTAAGGATAGAGATATCCTTAGCGGCAAAGGAACAAAAAAAGCTGTCACAATTAAGATTCGAGATCCATTCACAGATTATTTGCCAAACAATGCGCATAAAGTGGTCTTGGATGATTTCCGATACAAAGATGATGTGTGGGATATTGTAGATTTCGCGCCAGATGTTGAGAATAACGATTTTCTTAAAATCATCTTGGGGGTGACCTCATGAGCGTTTCAGTTAAAGGTGTGGACGAGATACTAAAGAATCTCGAAGCCAAGCTAGGTCCTGCAAGAACCAACCGGATCGTGAATAAGTCGCTTAGAAACTATGGAAAAAAATTGCAACAAGATGTGCAAGAGGCGGTATCCAGTTACATGGATACTGGTGAAACGCATGACACAGTAATTGTTTCCGGAGTGAAAAAAGGACCGCCTAAAACGATCGAAGTTGGTTGGGGTCAAGGTTCAAGATGGCGCTTAGTGCATTTGAGTGAGTTTGGCTATACTCGGTTTGGTAAGTACATTAGCCCTAGGGGGATGGGGAAATTGCAAGGTGTGGTTGATAAAACAGAAGGATCTGCATTTGAAGAGATGCGGTCAGAATTGGAGGAGTTAGCACGATGAAAGATATGATGATGGAAGTCTACAATATTTTATCTGCTGATCCTACGATTGCAAAAGAGGTTACTGCAAAGAACATCAAATTCTATGAAGTACCTGAAAGCTTCGATTCGACCAAACCTTTTATTATCATCGATACACCACTTGGACCGCCAACTAGTGCTTACTATGCTGCCAACAAAGAGATGTCGCAAACGTTCAGTTATCAAATTAACGTTGAAACTCAATCAAGGATTTTGACGAAAGAAATTGCTAAAGCAGTGAAAGCTGCGATGTGGAAATTCGGTTATGTTCAGTTAAACGGTGGGCTTGATGAGTATTTCTCAGAAACAAAACGCTTTGTGGATGCAAGGCGGTATCGAAAAAACACACAAATTCACGACACAGATTATTAATCGGTGTCTATTTTATTAGGAGGAATTTATAAATGGAAACTTATGGCTTTGATAAATTATCGGTTCGAAAACTTACTACAGCTTTAGAACCAGATACAACAGCGGAAATTCACATTTTAGAAGGTAAGCAAAAAGAAGGTGGACCAACTGCCTTCGACTTAACAGGGCTATCCAAAGAAGCGGTGAAAGTATTTGCCGGTAACGTTGAATATTACCTGTCCAAAAAAGGTACCGGATCAGTAGCTGCAAACTTCGGTTTACTGGATGTCCCTGTGGAAGTTGAACAAGAAATCTTAGGATTGATCAAAATGGCGGAAGGTATTGACGGTTTCGGTGATGAAACAGATCCTCCTTATATGGCTGCAGTCGCTGAAGCGGAAGATTTATATGGTGAACCAGTTGCTTTTGCTATGGTAGCAGGTTCGTTTAATCGTGATGGGTTTTCATTGGCTACGAAAAACGATGAAGATTTTACACCTGAAGCGGGCGAGTATGTTTACAACGCAATCTCTCGAAATATTACAATTGGTGAAAATGACAAAACTGTTAAAGTCTTACGTGCGTTTGGGACGACTGCTGTAGCTCAACTAAAAACTGCTGTTCTCGGTGGTCCAGTTACACCTCCAAGTGGCGGCGGTGAATAATGAAGGGAAAGGTTAGTCTACGGACTAGCCTTTTTATTTTTGATTAATAGGAGGAATTATACATGTCAGAAATTGGAAAAGAAATCAGATTGGATTTAATGATCAATGGAACAAGAAAGACATTCACACAAAGCCACGTACCGTATTCAAAAGCTTTAGATTACACGGATGGTGAAGCAAAACTTTTCAAGAAGGATGACGAAGGCAATGATATTGCTCCTCCAGCCAGAGTGCTTACTGAATTCCGTGCTGAGTTTGTAGCCGGCTTGTTTGATGATAAAGATTTAACCGGAACTGTCCTTTTAGATGGTATCGATGCATGGGACAGAGATTTGATCATGGAAATCATTATGTATCGTGTCTTAGGTTACGAGAAAGACGTGGAAGAATCCGATCCAACAGATAAGAAAGACCCAAAAGGAAAAAAGGACGGAAAATAAGTTCGTCCGATCATCATGAGTTACAACTAGATGTGGTGAGATCGATATTGAAGATTTATCCCAGTTGGACAATCAATGACGTTCTGAATACAGATACGCTGTACCTTTATGAAATTATGTTTAAACAAACGCCAAAAGGAAAGAAAAACAAGAAACGAAAAGAAATCAAGCCGTTGGCTGATTTAGTGAAAGGGGGCGGATGATTTGGCTGGTGCAACTCCATTAGGAAATATGGTCATAAAGCTAGGTTTGGATGATGCCGATTTTGGGAAAGGCGTTGCTAATTCTAAAAAGCAAGTACAATACCTAGCGAAAGAAATGCAAGCAAATATGAAAGTAGCTGATTTGGCAGGAAACAAACTTGGCAAATTAGGTACTCGATACGATGGTTTAACACAGATTATCAAAGCACAAGAAAACCAAGTGTCCGCCCTCAAGAAAGCTTATGATGGTTCATTTGTTGACGGTAAAGCTACAGACTCCACTAAGCGGCTAGCCAACCAATTACAAGATGCTAACGGTAAACTGGCAAACTATAAATTACAGCTACAAAATACCGCAGGAGCGATTGCTGATTATCAAATCAGAAATGAAGGTTTAACTGGTTCTATCAATAAAGCAAGCGATGTTTTAATAAACAATGGTAAAAGAATAAGCGACTTAGGATCTAGTTTGACTAAAGGATTAACTGTACCTATTGCGGCTGGCGTGACTGCTGTGACTGCCGCTGCTATTAGTTGGGAATCAGCATTTGCTGGTGTAAAGAAAACATCAGACGAAGTGGTGGATAGCAATGGTAATGTTGTTTATTCATACGATGATCTTGAAGCGAGTTTAAGAAATCTTGCAAATGAACTACCGTCAACCCATAGTGAAATAGCTGCTGTTGCCGAAGCTGCAGGGCAGCTGGGGATTCAAACAGACAATGTTTCTGCATTTACTAAAGTAATGATCGATCTAGGCGAGTCAACAAACATGAGCGCTGAAACAGCTGCTACTGAGTTAGCTCGTTTTGCTAATATTACTCAAATGTCGCAAGATAAATTTAGCAACTTAGGTTCTGCATTGGTTGACTTAGGTAATAACTTTGCAACAACAGAATCTGAAATATCGGCGATGGCATTACGATTAGCAGGTGCCGGTGCACAAATTGGCATGTCCGAAGGCGACATTTTAGGATTTGCAGCAGCATTAAGTTCTGTTGGTATTGAAGCGGAAGCTGGTGGGTCTGCCTTCTCTAAAGTGATGGTTAATATGCAATTAGCTGTTGAAAAAGGAGCGGGCTCATTTGACGAGTTGAAAGCACATGCCGAGGATCAAGGTGTTTCTTGGGAAAGACTAGTAACAGCGGTGAGAAATGGCGGCAAAGAACTAACTGGTGTTTCCAAAGAAATGGGATTTACATCTGCAGAACTTAAAAAGATGTATAAAGAAGCTGACAATTCGAAAACTAGCTTGGAACAGTTTGCTGATGTTGCCGGAATGACAGGTGACAAATTTGCTGAAATGTTCAAATCTAATCCATCTGAAGCAATTATGAAATTTGTCGAAGGATTAGGAAAAGCCGAAGAACAAGGTTCGTCTGCAATTAGTGTGTTGGATGACATGGGTATAACTGAAGTTCGGTTAAGAGACAGTTTGCTGCGTGCAGCTAATGCCAGCGGAGTATTTGCTGGGGCGGTAGAAATGGGTAACAAAGCATTCGGAGAAAATACTGCACTTGCTGAAGAAGCTGGCAAGCGGTACGAAACAACGGAATCCAAACTAAAAATGCTTAGGAATGAGGCAGTTAATGCTGCTATTGATTTGGGAGGTCCTTTTGTTGATGCATTAAGAGATGGCTTAGAATCTAGTAAACCTCTTGTTGAGCAACTAGGAAAACTTGCAACTGCCTTTAGTGAAGCTGACCCTAAAACCCAACAGATGATTGTTAAATTGCTGGCAGCAACAGCTGCAGCAGGTCCATTGCTATCAATAACTGGTAAGTTGAGTGGTGGCATTGGAAGTCTCGGGAAATCGTTCATTGATTTGAGTGCAAGCATGGCTAAGAAAAAAGCCATTGATGAGGTAAAAAAATCATTTATCGATGGGGATATTTCTGCCAATGACTTTCTAAAAACTCTATCTGGTGGATCAGGTACAATGACGAGGTTTGGTGCGGCAGCCAGTGGCGCTGCTGGTTCTGGTGGTATAGGAGCAATGACAGCAGCACTTGGGCCATTAGGACCACTTATTTTGGGAATTGTTGGGGTTGGTGGTGCGCTTGCAGTTGGCTATGGCGCTTGGAAATTATTCGGTGAAGAAGCTTGGAATTCTAGTCAACGTGTCAAACGTTGGGGAGCTGATGTAGGAGAAGCAACTGACACTGCATTAGGTAAAGTTCAAACGAATACAAAAAGTGCATTAAGCGAATTTAGTTTGCTGGAACAAGGAATATCTACTGATACAGAAGCTGTTGTAGGTAGCTTCTTGAAAATGGGCGAATCGATTGAGACAAATCTAGTCAATAAAATATCCGCATTAAAAGAAATATTAGGATCTCTTCCAGAAGACGTTCGAAAGGCTGGGGAAGGGGTTACTGAAGATGAGATTGCAAAACAAGAGGAACAGTTAAAAACTGTTCAGGAAAATAATGCAAAAATCCAAGCGATAAAAGAACAGGCGTCGAAAAACAATAGAGAATTATCGTATAACGATGCTATAAGAATAAAAGCGCTAGCCCAAGAGTCTGCTACAGCATACGTGGAATCACTTGGTAGAAGTGAATCTGAGACCAAGAAAATTCTATCTGCTATGACAGGAAATGTTCAACAAGCAACAAAAGAACAAGCTACATCTTGGCTGCAGTCTCTAGGAGAACAAAGGCAAAATTCAAAAGTGGAATACACTAAAATGCAAGAAGACTTAAAATCCCAATTGGTTGATGCTGGATATGATTTGAATAGCGAATACGCTAAAGAAATGCTTGGTCTTCTGGAAAAGAGTAGCCAGTCCGCTACTCAACTGACCGAAGATCAAATGGCAACTATTTTAGCTAAATATCCAGAATTAGCTGAAGAAGTTTTTCTAGCAAACGGTCAACTTATTTCTTCTATGGGAGACGCTAGTCAGTCTGCAGTTGAACAAAATAAAAAAATGATGGAAACTATGGGTGATTTTTCGAAAGCTGCGGCAAAAACTGCGGAGGAAAATAAAGAAAAAATCAAACTAACACTAGACGAAGCTAATCAATTTGGGGAGTATTGGAATGGTTTAGTTTTAGACCCAAAAACTGGCGAATTAAATACAAATGCACAGGATGAAGTAAATAAAGCTGCGGAGTCCGAAGCTGGATGGAACAAGCTTATGTGGATTAGCAAGGACGCAAATGTTTCATCGAATGTGAAAATGATGATTGCTGAAGCCGCTATCGCTAACGGTAAGTGGGATGGTATGACCTATACTGAACAGCAAGCACTTCTTGACAGTAACGTTACGCAAGTAATGACTCAAGCTCTCCAAGCAAATGAGGATTGGGATAAATTAAATTTTGAACAACAAAAGGCTATTTTGTACTCGAACACACCAGAGGTAATGGCTGAAACTATGCTAAAACTTGGTTTGTGGGATGAATATCAGCCAGAAATCAAAGATTTGGATGCTAAGAATTACAACTTCTTAAATACAATTAAAGACTCTGAGGAAAAACTGAAAACTTGGGATGAAATCCCTGATACTACCAAAGAACTTTATGCCGATAACTATGATTTGTTAACCAAGATTTATGCATCTGATGAGATGTACAGTCGATTCAAGGAACTACCGGATTCTGAAAAGAAATTTTTCGGAGAAAACGGTGACTTATTGCTTAAGATTCTAAATTCCGAAACATCTTGGAAAAGCTGGCAAGAACTTCCTGACTCTCAAAAGAATATTTTGCTTAACAATGAGGATTTAATGACGAAAGTTTTTGCTTCAGAAGAATCCTTAAACGCTTGGCAAGAGTTACCCGATCCAGTCAAACATATGCTAGGAAACAACGAGGATATTTTGGCAAAAGTCCAAGACGGGACAATATCTGTTGAAGATTACAACCAGAATGTCTTGCCAGCTTTGAAGAAACTTTTTGGAGATAACAGTGATATTATTCAAAAATTACTCCAAGGAGAAACGCAGTTAAATACTTACAACGGAAATAATCCAGCGAAGAAAATTTTGAATGGTGATTCTTCCTCTGCTCAACAAGCGGCTAAAACCGGTGGAAACGCATTGGATATCTTTGCAAGAAATAATCCAGCGAGAAAGTATCTTAATGCAACTGATAACGCTAGTTCGAATGCTTTCAATGCAAGAGATGCCGTGCAGAAGTTCATAAATTTACCATCTGTTATAACCAAGACATTGAAGGTTGCCACCGCTGGAGCTTCTATTGGTGGTGCTGCAGCTACATTCGCTGCAGACGGAACTAATTTCCATAAAGGCGGGGATATGATCGTAAATGATCAGCCGGGGCCTTTGTATAAGGAGATTGTTCACGAACCGGGGAAAGAGCCTTACATCCCTGTAGGGCGCAATGTTCTTATCCCTAATGCTAAGAGAGGAACCAAAGTCTACAAAGCAAGTCGTACCCAATCGATCATGCGGCGCTTGGGAATTCCTAAGTATGCTGACGGGGTCGGTATTCCGGAAGATTCTACATTAGTTAGAAATTTGAAAAGTGTAACGAATACCAGATCACAGGAAGCGAAAAAGAGTGAGTTTAGCGTAAACTTTGATAATTCGATATTTGAAGATATGCTTCAAGCAATCAACCAATTAGGTTCTGACATGAGAAACCTTAAAATAATAATGAAAGAAAAAGAAGTAGCTGATATTGTAACTGATGTTCAAAACAGGAAAGATAACAGTAGAAAAAGAATGGCAGGTGAGTTGTTATAATGGAAAGTGATTTAATTATAAAGTTCGACGATTTAATCCTGTCTGATTATTTCGATTTACTTGGGGAACCTGAAATGGGGCTTTTCGCCCCGGTTACGAATGAACTGGTAAGGTCAGCGAGAGGTTATGGTTCACAAATTAAAGATTCTCGTAGTGAAGCAAATACAATAACCTTGCCTGTTTTTTCGACAAGAGGAAACTGGCGAGATTTTAAAGACGATATTTCTATACTGGCAAGAGATAAAGAGCTGCACAGAATTTGGTTTTCCCACGAGCCAGATCGTTATTATTTGGGAAAATTGGACGGGGAATCTAAACTAGTAAGGTCTTTAGAAAGGATGAATGAAGCAACCGGGAGCCTAACCTTTATTATTCCAGATGGATTTGCCTATGCTTTAGAGGAGCAAACCTTTCATTCAACAAATCAAGTTTTGTCAATCATAAATAGCGGAACTTTCAAAACACCATCCAGATATTCTATTGACTTTACGGAAGATACAGATTATTTGGGTCTTTTAACTGATAAAAAAATCATCCAGTTGGGGACAGTAGAAGACACAGATGCTTCTACAATGGCAGAAAGCACAGTCATATTTAACGAGAGTATCACGGGAACATCGAATAGAAATTGGTCAGAGAACGTTGCACGTATTCGCCATACTCCGGATTCTTCCACACTTTCTGGGCGCGTTTCTTGGAAGTCAAACTCTGTGGAGGTAAGTGATTTCGGTTCAGGAGAGGGATGGCATGGTCCAAGTGTTACAAGATTTTTGGGCGATGATGCTATCGACAATTGGGAGGCGACATTTCGAGTCGGTTTAAAACGTGCATCAAGTAATCCTAAAAGAGAACAAGTAGGGCTGCTTGAGGGGAATATTTTAGATGCAGATAATAATTTTATAGCCGGGTTCAATATTAAAAAACCACGGGCAACGGATGAACGAGTAGAGTATGCCTTTTACATTGGAGATAATCGTGTATTTCTAGGTGACATTCCTTATAATTTTCGGGATTTCTTTGGAAATGTAGTTATCAAGAAAATCGATAGTAAATTCGTCTTTTCGATTGGCGGTTTTGGTGACAATTGGAAGTTCAACTGGAGTTATAGCAAAAGTTTTACGAATGATGATGTAGCCAACTTGCGTGCTAAGTCAATGAGCGCTTTTTTCGGTTCTTGGAATTGGCGGCCAAGCATGTCATTGGGCATGAGTTATGCCAAATTTACCAAAATAAATACGAATAATCCGGAAGAAGAATCACTCAAATTTTTGACAGGTGACCACCTAGAAATTACGGAAAATTTGAAAGTCTTTTTAAACGGCACGCCAGCTGATGACTATCTTGCAAACGGTTCGGATAAGCTTTATTTTGACCCAGGGACAACAGAAGTCTTGATTGCTTCAGATAAGTCTCCATCTGTGACCGCAACGCTGAGAGAACGGTATTTATAGGAGGGATAGCATGTATTTTAGAGTAATAGACGAACAGTTCAATACACTCACCTCTTTTCTAGATGAAGACCTTCTTGATGATGAGCAATGGTATTCCCAACAAGGGAGTATTCTTTCATTAACGATTTCGAAGCAAATGTCTGGCAGCGAGTTTGTGATCGAAGACAATATGATTGCCTTTGTTGATGAAGCAGGCAAAAACAATCTCTTCACGATTATGAGTATTTCTGCAGAAGATGAGTATACACGTACAATTGAATGTGAAAGCTTTGATACAGCTCTGATCGGCGATATTGCCAATAGTTATGTGTCCAACAAACCACAGACCATTGATTACTATTTGAATCGGGAATTGTATAACACCGTTTGGGAAATAAGGCTCAATGAATTGCCTCACAAAACAGCATTGCCGGATTGTAGCGGAACAGGCGATACGAAAAAATCTCGTATTTTTGCGATCGCAGAGTCATTTGAAGCTGAATTGGATTTTGTCATAGAATTCAATAACTCAAAACTGAAACGTGCCTACATTGATATTTATCAACAACGAGGAACGGATCTCAGTAATAGTGTAGTACTTAGGACTGGCGATGATGTCGAAACGATTCATAAAACCACAGATATCTATACTACATTTACTGAGGTAAAAGTGTTGGGTTCAAATGCGGATATCTCTTCGATCAAGTATGATGATGGCATCTATTATACAACGGATGGTTCCAATATCATTTACAATCGTGAAGCCAAAACGGAGCGTGGCGGGAAAAAGGTGATGGGTTATTATTCTTCTAGCAGTGCTACTCCATCAACTATTTTCGCCGAAGGACTGTCCTACTTAAAAGAGAATGACGAAGTTAAAGTCAATTATGAGGTATCTGTTATTCGTGGAATGGATGATTATCAAGTCTTTGACTATGTAAAAATGATTGATAATGAATACAATCCAGCTATTCGAGTAAAAGCAAGGGTTTTAGAAAAAACAATCAGTCGAACTGATCCAAGTAAAAATAAGGCGGTCTTTGGTAACTTTGTTACATTAGCTAGCGGAATATCTGCTCGATTAAAGGCTTTGCAAAAGCAACTTGATGAGATCGAGGCAAGGTATTCCGTCAAACTGCTCAGTGACAATGGTACTGGGTTTATTGATGGTGTATCGAAAACAACGACATTAACAGCAACGGTTTACAGGGAAAATGAAGAGATAACAGATACGTTATCAAACTTGGATTTCTTCTGGTATAAAGTTGATAAAAACGGCGTTCATGATACCAATTGGGAACAAAATGCGTATGGCAAAGGGAAAATGGTCAGCGTGTCTGATTTAGATCTGGAAGATATCGCAAAAATCACCTGTCGAGTCAATGTTCATAAAAACAAATGGGTCCAAGCAATCTACTTCATCAACGGACTAAAGGCATTAGCGTATAGAGTAGAGCAATTACGAACAGAAGACACGTTGGTCGTTCCTGTAATCACAGATACGCATTACGCAACCGATGTCATGAATAAAGAAGACATACGAGGCAATCTGATGGTATTTGATCACCTCAAAAATTTCGTGGAATTTACAAATATGGTTGCGTGTGATTTCGTTTTACACAACGGGGATTTTGTAGATGGGCGAACAACCAAAAAAGAGAATGTCAAAAATATTGGAGAGTTTATGGGCCTTTTGGGGCAAGTAGACTGTCCATATTTTATTGCTTTAGGGAATCATGATGACAATCGGTATGGGAATCGAGCAAGCGGCAATGTGATGAACCAAGTCATTTATCCTCAAGAAATGTATCAGTTAGTCACTACAACAGCAAGAGCTTTTGGAGTGGTGGAGAATCCTTCCGATCGGAATAGTTATTACTATTATGATGTACCCGATAAAAAATACCGACACATCATGTTAAATACTTTTGACCATCCTTATACATCTGGGGCAAATCAGGATTTGAATTATATCAATAATGGTGGCTATAGAGAAAAGCAAATCAAATGGTTGATCGATGTGTTGAAAAATACGCCATCAGAATACACCGTGTCTCTTTCACAGCATTGCTCAATGGGGACGGGTTACAATGACACGAATCCGGAATACTTGTTCAATGCATTGATCGTTGAGGGCATCGTTGGAGCGTTTCGAAATGGCACAACCTACATTGGAGAAAATAAAACTGATAGAGATTTTCTAGTCAGCGTTAATGTGACATTTGATCAACCGCATAAAGTAGCCTTTGTAGCAAATGGACACCAGCATGTCGATCGAATGAAAGTTGTCAATAATGTCATGAACATAACAACGGCCATATGTAACCCTGAAGGACGTCCTCAAACTTGGTTCACTTTGACTCAAGATTTATGGGATGTTTTTTTGATCAATACGAAGACAAAGCATGTGGATGTATTGCGATATGGCTACAGTGATAAAAATAGGCAATTTGATTATTAGGGGGTGGGAGAATGCCAGTAGTACAAGATGAAATCAGTCTGATGAAAGTATCGGACGGTAATGATGGAAAAGATGGAGTTGCTGGAAAAGATGGCGTCGGAGTAGCTCAAACTGTAATCTCATATGCTCAAGCAGCATCAGGCACTACCCCGCCAACGTCAGGATGGTCTACATCAGTACCTGCATTAATCAAAGGGCAGTTTCTTTGGACAAAAACAGTCTGGTCATATACTGACGGTACTACAGAGGTTGGTTACACAGTTTCTTATAATGCAAAAGATGGAAACGATGGTGATGATGGTATAGCCGGGAAAGATGGCGTGGGCATTAGCGATACCAAAATCGAGTATGCGGGATCATCAAGTGGAACTGTAAAACCTACAAGTGGATGGAGTACTACTATCCCTGCTGTTCCTGAAGGCTCATTTCTTTGGACAAAAACGACATGGTCTTATACAGATAACACATCCGAGGTCGGGTATAGCGTGGCTAAAATGGGAGCTAAAGGAGATCAGGGGAATCAAGGGATACCGGGAACGCCGGGAGCCGATGGTAAAACTCCTTATACACATTGGGCATACGCTTGGAGTGTGGACGGTACTTATCGGTTTACTACTACTTATCCGGGAGAGAACTTGCTTCTAGAATCAGGTCTAGCTGTGAAAAACTCTAACTACAATATTAACCAGTATAAAATGACTGATCTAATGGAAGAAGGGAAAATTTATACTATTCGATTAAAAGGAGTTTTGGGAACAGGTAAATCCCACTTTGGTGCTTGGCTTGATGGAGGATCGATCAGCTTAGGTTCTTTTGTAAACAAAGGTAATGGGCTTTATGAATTAACCTTTACAGGAAAAAAAGGCACTAATACAACTACAAGTATAATTTATATTTATACGGTATATAGTTCAGTTGTGATTGAGAGCTCCATTGAATGGATAAAGCTAGAAGAAGGCAAAAGTGCAACGATTTGGACTCCTTCTCCTACTGAAAATTTTGAAGGCGCCTATCCAACATTTGCCGGGACATATACTGATTATGAACCAACGGACAGCGAAGATCCCAGCAAATATACTTGGCAAAGAATTTTAGGGGAATCCGGTCAAGATGGGAATGATGGTAAAGACGGTGCGAACGGACAAGACGCAAAAGAAGTAATCAGCGGCTATCTTTCAAATGAATCCATTATTGTACCTGCAACTGCAGCAGGATCCGTAACAGATTTCTCAAAAGCAGTAGGAGACTTTGTTGTTTATGAAGGTCAGACAAAACTCTCATCTGGTGTAACGTATTCGAAAGTTTCCGAAACGGGAATGACCAGCACCATTAACTCTGCTGGCCGCTATACAGTCACTGCTCTATCTGCTGATGTTGGTACCGCAACCTATCAAGCAGTATATAAATCGGTAACTGTTCAAAAAATAATGATCGTTGTAAAGAACAAGCAAGGGGCAACAGGTCCTGTAGGATCTAACGGAACAGACGGGAAAGGAATCGTGTCTAGTGCGACTACTTACCAAGCAGGGACATCTGGAACAACGCCACCGAACGGAACATGGAGTTCTTCAATACCTAGTGTTTCTGAGAATCAGTACCTTTGGACAAGGGTTGTTCTTACTTACTCCGATAATACGACTTCAACTGCTTATTCTGTTGGGAAAATGGGAGCAAAAGGAGAAACAGGTGCTACTGGATCGACAGGAGCACCGGGAGCTACAGGGAATGGAATTAAAAGTACAACCATCAATTTTGCTAGTTCAACTAGTGGTACAGTAGTGCCTAGTAGTGGCTGGATCACATCAGTTCCCACAGTTGCTGCTGGAAATTTCTTATGGACAAGAACTATACTAACGTTTACTGATAACAGCACTAATACTTCATATACTGTTGCAAAGCAAGGTGAGAAAGGTGATCCAACTGGTATTATAAGTCAATCTACAGTACCAATTAATCCTTATGTTGGTATGCTTTGGCAAAATACAGGTGCAAGTGGATATATTATTGGAGCAACTTACCAGTGGAATGGTAGCAAATTTAATTTATACATTTTTACAGCAGATAATATTGTTACAACTACTCTATCTGCAATATCTGCTAACTTAGGGAATATCACAGCGGGGAATATTAGTGGAGTGTTGATTAGTGGGTCTGAATTTCAAAACCCATTTTCAAATGAACCAATTGACGGAGGGGATGGATCTACGGGTAGCACTGCTTCCGGTATTGCTACGCTTAAAGGCAAGCTCAGTTTTGATGGAGAAATAGATACATCTCATAAATTTGCCACGGAGTATGGTCCGGTAAGGCTTGGTGGAACAGTACGTCTAAAAACAGCTTCTCCTACTACAGATCCTGCGTTAATGTGGTGGTTAAATCCTTACGGTTTAACATTGAGAGTGAATGGAGTTGGCGGGACACTTCGGTATCAAGATTTACTTGCTTACACAGATACGCTACTTTCACCTAACAGCGGTTTCAGTCAATATACAACAAGTGGAGATAACGCGCCAATAGTTTCACGGGTAGGTCGCATAGTTCAGCTGTCAGGAGCGTTTAAGAATAATAATGAACTGCCAATAAATGCTGATATGGTAATGGGAGTATTGCCAGAGTGGGCTAGACCTAGCCGTTTGGTTATACAAAGACAGCAAGCGTCATATAACAATACGTTTTTGCTGACGATAAAAACTGACGGGACTATAAATATGAGCCGTCATGCTGCAGGTGCTTCAAATGTAACTGTGCCATCTGGTTCTTGGCTCAATATAGCTGCAATGTTTTCTGCAAAAGATTTCTAGAGAGGTGATAATATGTCCGACAATCAAAAACAATTTTCTGAGTTGTACAAATCACGAGAAGGTGAGTTTAATGAAGAAATGCAAGAACTTTTTAACAAAATTCTGGCAGAAGACTTCAAAAACGATCCTCTATTAATGGATGAGTTTATTTACTCACTGTATAGCGAGATAACGGAAAAGGAACCCACTGAATTAGAACTATTAAAACAGGAGAACAAACAATTACAAGAAGACTCAGAAATGATCCAGACGGCATTTATGGAACTATCAGACTATGTTTTTTCAAAATAAAGGAGGGATAACACATGGAATTTTCAGCGGTGAAGATGTTATACGCAACACATGTGATTGAAGGAAAACGTACTATTGAAAGCGTTCCTGAAATGCTACGTGAAGATGTTGCGAAAATTGTTGATGAAGCAAAAAAGCCAGAAGGAACCAAAGAATAGGATATGTAGCAGCAGGAGCAATCGGCTTATTGGTCGGTTGCTTTTATTTTAGGAAAGTAGGTGGCATATGTTAAACGTAGGAGAGTTAGCAACTTGGGCGGGTTGGATAATGACGATTGTTGGAATGCTGGCATTTGTAATCAAACCGGTAATGTCTAATTTCACAAAAATTGCAGATAATCTGACTAAGCTTGCGCATAATCTTGATCTATTAACCAGAGATTTAGAAGCAAGTAAATCTGATCGTGTAGCAATTCATGATGAATTAAAGCGACATGATGAACGCTTGGATAAGCACAACGATCGATTGATTGAACATGGTGAACAATTAAAATCTTTATGGAAAGAAAGAGGGAAGTAATATGAAATTGACGAACAAGCAATATGATTTAGCAAAAAAAGTTTTAACCGTTGGGGTGCCAGGAATTACGGCTTTTATCGTAACTCTAGGTGGCTTATATGGATTCTCAACAGAAATCATTGTTGGAACGATCACGGCTGCTGCAACTCTAGCTGGTGTGTTCTTGAATATCGCTAGCAGCCAGTATCAAGATGAACAAAAACCAGATTATGGGGACGGACAAGAGTTTACCGACAAGAAGGAGTAACTGTTAGCTACTCATTTTAATTTGAAAGGATGGTCAACATGAACATTGAACAAATGATTAAATGGATGACTGATCGTGAAGGTAAAGTAACCTACTCAATGACAAGTCGCTTAGGACCTAAAAGCTACGACTGTTCTTCTGCAGTGTTCTTTTCCATGATAGCGGGTGGATTCTTGCTTAGCGGATCAATGGGGAACACTGAAACATTGTTTGCAATGTCAGGTACTAAACTGAAAAAAATCAGCCGATCAGAAGTGAAGCGTGGAGACATTTTTGTTGCTGGTACTCCTGGTCAATCCAACGGATCAGGGGGGCATACAGGTATTTTCCTAAACAATAAGAGTTTCATTCATTGTTCGTATTATTGGAACGGAATCCATACAGATAGCCATGATTCATATATGAGTACCCGGTTAACGCATCATTTTTATCGAATTGTTGCATCTGGTGATGTTAAACCTACCGAAAACAACCCTCAGATGATTCAATTAGCAATCGATGGACAATTCGGCAATGCTACGGCGAGACGCTTGCAAGAATACTTTGATACTGCTGGTAAAGATGGCATTATAAGCCACCAATACAAGCAAAAATTTAATCAGAACGTTTATGCTGCTGAATTCGATAGTTCTTTGATTGGATCAAATGTTGTTGTGGCATTGCAAAAGTATTTGGGTGTAACACAAGATGGTCTAATGGGCCAAGCGACTATTAAAGCATTCCAAAAACGATTGGGTACTATGCCAGACGGTGTTATTAGTCCTGTTTCGAGCATGGTTTCTGCATTACAGAAAGCATTGAACAACAACAAATTACCTTAAACCAATTTCGCAAATAATTGCAAACCATTGATAGGAGTTGTCAGAATGACTAATGAAACCAGAGCACACATTCGCAGTATACTATGGCAATATAAAAAGATCGAAAAAACGTTTAAAGAGTTCTCAGATATTATTGCAACAGATAGAAATCCTTATATGGAATACCCATTAGGTGAAGAAAATCCAAGTTGGACAATGAATCAAATTTTATTTTACAAATCATTTTTAAGAGTGGTCAATGGTGTTTTAGAAGATTCTACACTTGATGTAAGAGATATTTTTTATGTTAAGTATTACAACGGCCATTCTAAGAAATGCATAGCGGTTGTAGCTGCGGAAACTTTTCTAAGCGAATCTACTATAAAGAGAAGAGATGCAGAATTTATTAATGAAATCGCAAAAAGATTAGGTTGGTTATCGGTTTGACCTCTTTCAATACCTAACATGGTTTATCCTTTAATTAAGGACGTACGTTCACCATGGACGCATGGTTGAAAAGAAAGGGGAAGTTAAAATTGGCTAGTATTGAAAATATGATTAAATGGTTTAAGGATCGAGAAGGCAAGGTAACTTATTCAATGAATTCTCGATTAGGACCAAATAGTTATGACTGTAGTTCGGCTGTGTATTTCTCATTGATTGCAGGAGGTTTCTTACCTTCTGGAACAGGGATTGGAAATACAGATTCACTTTTTGCTTTAGAAGGAAGTTTATTAACAGCTGTATCCCGTAGCGCAGTCAAGCGTGGAGACATTTTTGTAGCAGGTTACAAGGGTAGTTCAGGTGGTGCTGCAGGTCATACAGGTGTTTTCTTGGATAACCAAAATATTATCCATTGTAACTACACTAAAAACGGAATTGCAACTACTCCAGCAGAAGGTTGGATGGGAGACTATAGCGGATTGCCTGTTTATTTTTATCGATTAAAAGGTGCCGACAAGTATCCTTCCACTCCGTTTGACAAAAATGTAACAGTCATTAAAGCTGATTGGACACGATGGGCAGATTTGGATTACGGTTCAAAATTAGGTGTTACCAAATTAGGCTCTGTTTACAAAGCAAAATCAATTTTCACAGCGCATGGAAGTAAATATTACGATCTATATTCAGACGGAAAATTCGCTGGTTATCTGAATGTTGACGGTGCAAAAGAATTGAAGGCAGTATCTGCAGGGGATATCTATGTATCAGCAAAAAGTCCAAACTATAATATCTGGGGGAATTTCTATTTTACAGAGAAAAAAGGAAATACCAGTAAATTTGAAGATGGATTAGTTTACCGAGCAAAATACAAATACACTTTAGGTGATGGCGTATCATATTACTCTCTCTATCAAAAAGATGAATGGATGGGGTATCTGAATACGAATGCAACGATGGAAGTACCAGCAATATCAACTAACGACATTTATGTAACTGCGATCAATGCTACTTATAATATATGGGGAGACTTGTATTGGAAAGAAAAGCTAGGCAATACGTCCAAAATGAGCGACGGAATTGTTTATAAAGCTAAGTACAAATACACGATCGGAAATGGTCGGACTTACTATTCCTTATATCGTGGTGATTCATGGAAAGGTTACATCAACGCCAGTGCAATGCGAGTGATGAATGCGACTTCTTTTAATAAGAAAGTTAAGATTAACGGCGGCCCTAATGTTTATAACATCTGGAAAGATTTTTATTGGAGCACTTCAGCTGGCAAGAATACAGATGCTAAATTTGTCGGGAAAGTTGTTACAGCGAAATACTCTTACTTGCTTGGAAATGATGCTACTTACTACTCAATCTACGACGGAGATACATGGGTCGGCTACATCCGTAAAGGTGCAGTGACAGTTCAATAGACTCTATAAAAAAATCCCCCTTACTCATTTGAGCAGGGGGATTTATTATTTTTCATCAAGACAATATTCCATTTCTGGATCATATTTTTTATCACTTTAAGCCGCAATTACTTTATTATTAATCAATGTTGATTTAACAAAGTTTAAAAATAGATTCAAACAAAAGAATATGCTATCTAACGGCAAGTATCTAAACTTATAGGTAATATAAAAATAGTATTTTTTAGCAGTGGGAGTTAATATAAAAATAGTTCTTCAATTAAAGTCAATATATCAATATTTTCCATAGTAGAAAAAATAACAATGGCTCCTGATGTTGAAATAGAAAAACTAATTTCAACAGTATTTATTGGATATGTGACCGCTATTTGAGATAAATCACCATTCTGATACAATAATTCATATAGTTCTGTTTGATTTACTCTACTTCCGTTTAGAGAACTCCCATTTAAAGTCTGGATTCTCACATTTTTGAATTGTGTTTTTCTTACATCTGATGATTCATCCATAATTGTTTCTAAATCAAATACTTTTTTTGTGTAATTTAGTTCAAATTCAGTCGCCACAAACTCACTTATTGTGTCAGCGCTTAAGCGATTAGCAAAAAGAATCAAAGTACCATCTACATTGTTGAAATACCCATCATAAGTATTCTTTACAACTACACCTGTTATATCTTCATTAAACACTCGACCTCTTAATTTAAACTCTTCATCTACAGCAAACGAAAGCTTAGTGTAATTCCCAATAGTTTCATTTACAAACATTTCTGTACTGAAAGTTTCATTTGTTCCATTTAATTCCCTAGTTTCATGCCTAGATCGATTTCCCAAGGTAAGTGTCTCAAAATTCACCTGATCTACTATTTCAAAAACTGATACTGCCTGCATTTTATCACTTCTCCTTTTACTTGTAAGTATTAAAACATATTTTTGCTACATTGACTAAATTGTCTAAATTATTAGTTGTGTAGTTAATAGATTCTTTGTGAATAAAAATATCTGTTCCGTCAATAGTTGGATCATCACTTCCTATTATTTCGCTGAAGCTAACTTGGCACAAAAAATTTTTAATAGATTTCTTATCAAAACTTGCTAAGTTCCTGCCCATAAACGGGTTGCTATCTCCGTATTTTAACGTTAATGATGATTGAGATAGTTTAGAATCGATACTTTCAACCTCAAATATATGTTCAGTAATTTTTTTATATTCAGTAATTACTTTCAGTGCAGATTTATATGTTATAGCTGCATTAATTACGCCAATAGTAACGTTACGATCATCGTCATCAATTGAATCAACTTGTTTAACTTCAAAAAGAAAATTACCTAAATTATAAATTTTACTATTTTTTAAATTTTGCTTTTTTCTTGGTTCATATCCGTCTTCTTTTAAAAATTTTTCAATTTGTTTAAAGTCTATCGAATCTTGCTTTTTAAAAGAAGTTGCTAAATCAAACTGAATTTCTCTCTTGGAAGACATGATCTTATTTAAGAATAAATAAAATCGTATTTTATGGTAGTATAGCCATGAACCAAATCCATAAATCAGACCAATTATCCCTGTAAATGTTAATATATTTTCTAATATATCCATCATGTTCATTCCTCCTTATTTTGAATTATACACTACCAATTCATCTTAAACTATATATTATATCATTAATTCATTGTCTTAACAGATAAAACCAAGTAATCATTAAATGTTCATATGGATTATTTAAAAAATATTATACAAATTACCGTCATACACAACTTTCATTTTGTAGTTTTGTGATTTTCTTAGGAACGTTTGAATCACTTCTTGAAAATCGGTTCCATAGTTCATTTCTATGGCTGTAATATTTTGAGTTCTTGGTTTGTCCCAACATTCAAAAAGCTATGTTCCGTAATAAAACAGTTAACTCCATCAAGCGAGAACCGCACCAAAGGGGTCTTGCTCATCTTCAATATGCGTATCTTCGATACATAGCCTTTCATCGATTTCATAACAATCGCCTCCATAGCGTTGTACATAATAGCGACAATCAGTTTTACCTAATGCGACAGCGACATAAAATTCAATACATCTTGCGCCGTATAAAGCTTCCTGTGACTCAGAAATACTGTCTGGAAATTCATTTATGAACTCAGAAAGAGGTAGATAGCCTTGCTCGTATTGAGTAATAAGATTCATTTCAGTTCCCGCCCGGTTTGTATTTTATGTTAGGGTCGTATTTTCGAAGAATCTTGTCTTGCGTTCTAACGTGATCGAACAGATAATTATCTCCGTCTTTCTTAAATACATAAGCTAATTCTTTAGGATATCCACTATAGCTTGATGGCACGGTAAAGTAGGGTTTGCCGAAGTTCTCCATGGTTCTAACAAATTGATCGTACAATAAGTGAGCTGGACCCATGCGCTTGACGAATTCATAATAGTAACGCTCAAATGCATATGTCCGCTGGTGCGCAAGTGGTATCTGCAT